TTATTTCCTTTTCTTTCTTTTGATAGCCTTTGATGTTCATCGCTTGCTATCCCTACATATTCAAAATGCCCTTTGCAATATTTCTCAATTGCTTTTAGCTTTTCAGTAGTTCCCCAACGACATCTACCTCCACACCAGGAATAACCTTTGCTTATAGTTCCATCTCTTTTTTTTACTGGTTTATCAAACATAGTATATTCAAACGATTCTTTAGGTTTTAATTCAACATATTTGATATTGTGTGCTTCTAATATCGGAAGTATTTTATCTCTGATTTTATAAATACATTTAAATTCCATTCCAGTATTATAAAAAACCACTTCATCAAGTGGTTTCTTTTCTTCTATTAGTCTTAGTAGCATAGCTAAACTATCTTTACCAAAACTAACACTTGCTATATATTTCATATCGGATTCACCTTCTCTTATACCAACAAAAAAAAGCCCCGAAAGGCTTTCTTAATAAAGTTTATTGATTATAAACTTTTACGTATACATTATATCTCTTATGAAACGTATTATGCTGTATTAAAATGTACTACAATGTACTAATTATGTTTAAGAAACTATTTTTAGCTTTTGACTTACTATTCCTTAAGTGACTATAGCTTATTTCGATATTATGGTATTTCCTTAGAGAATCTATTATCTGTTTATCTTTCTCTAAGTTTATATATGCATATTCAATTATTAATTTATGGAGTGATTCTTCTAGTTTATTGATGTCGTTCATACATTTCTGATATTCGATGTCATATAAACTTTTTTGCTCCAGGTAGAACTCATATAAATCTTCGATATGAATCATTAAATCATCGAAGCCTAATATCTTACCTTTTGCTTTAGGCATATCAGTATATTTAACACTAGTTATTGTGTAAAACTCTTCAGTAGCTTCTACATATCTTTTTAGAGCACGTTCCATTTCTACTCTTTTATCTTTTATTGTTTGAAAATATTTTTCGATTGTCATATCATTACCTCTTATACACTTGATGCTAAACCTCTAAATTACAACAATCATTTTTATTTGGATTTATGTTATCTCTCCAATATTCATAATGTTCTGTAACATCTTCACATACTGTTTTTTGTGGAATATGTATTTTATTTAGAATTTTTATTTTTTCTTCTAGTGGTAAATGTAGATATCCACTTTGTTTTAAAGTATGTTTTGAATAGTCGATATCAAACCAATTTTTAATCCAAGAGTTTACTCTTAGGAACTCTACTACACATTTATTTATACCTAAACTATTTAATTTATCGAAATCCATAAACTCAGGTATTATTGGACTTAATCTTATTGCTACATCAAATCCAGCAGCCTGGAGTTTTTTTATTGCTTCTATTCTTTTTGTTGGAATAGATGCTTTTTCATACTCTAAGCTTCTTTCATCATCTAGTGTAGTTACTGTTATTTGTATGTGAGCTAATTTCTTATCCATTATTTCTATGTATTCATCCATAGCTACTAAATGGCTTTTAGTTACGATTAGATAACCTATACCATATTTATTTAATAGTTTTATGGTGTGATATGTGACTCTTAAAGGTAATTCGCAAGGTTGGAAACAATCTGTCATTCCACCAACCCTTATTATTGTTCCTTTAGGTAATTTCTTTAATTTATTTTCTATCTTTTTTAGATCTGCTACACTTGGTTCTTCAGCATTCCATAAATTCCTAAACGATAATAAACTTTTTGCATAGCAGTATTTACAATCGTGAGCACATCCACAACCATAAGTATCTAATCTTTTATTGTAGTTACACTTACTTCCTTCATTCCCACCAACTTCTTTATAAAAGCTTTTAAATTCTTTCATAACAATGTCCTTTCTATTTTTGGTACATCGTTACGACATGAAACTTACTTTCCTAATCTACCTAACCAATATTTTTTATATTTAACTTTTTGACCAAATCTATTTGTAGAATGAATCCATTCATCATAAACTGGTTGTTCTAATCTAATTTGTCTTATGTATTCTGACAATCTTGTACATCCTAACTTTTCAAATGCTTCTTTAGTTGTAATAGTTCCATGAGTTTCTAAATATTCTAATACTATATCTTTCATTTCTTCTCCTCGATTTCAAGTACTATTCCAGCCTTACAACCATACTCAAAACTATCGGTAAAAGCATACACACATTTTCGGTTATCATCTGATAACTTTCCGTATTTAACTAATGCATCTAAGATAAACTTTTTAGCAAAAGCAATATTGTCTAAATCTCTTCTTTTATTATTTTCTATCCAATGGAAGTGTATTTTAATAGGTTTACTCCATTTAGGCATAGCTTCTATATGACCACCAATTTGCTCCTCTATTTCAGCTTTTTTCTTAGCTGCTAAATACTTATTACCTCTACACCAGCTAGTGTAATCATTTAAACTAGGAAGTTTTAAAGGAATAAAATATTTATTGTTCATTGTTCACACCCTGTAAATTTTAATTTTAGTATTTCTTCTTTGGTTAAAGTGTTTATTCCTAATTGATGGCATTCATGTATTATTCCATCAATGAATATAGACATTTCTCTTCTATCGAATTCACTACTACCTTTATAAATTTTAAAGTGAGTAAACTCTTTATCGTTTACTATTCCAGTACCTACACTTTCATAGTATTTAAAGTATCCTCTAGGATTTATTGAAGATAGTATACTTACTATCTCTGATTGACCATAGTCTTTCAGCATTTGTAAGTATACTTCTTCTTTTGATTTTCTTAAGACATTACCTATTTCAGTAATGAGTTTCCAAGCATACGAGTTTTGATCTCTACTTCTTTTTTCGAAGTATTCTTTAATAGTGAATCTTTTTTCTTTATCCTGGTTATATAACCATCCGATTAATTGTAATGGCGTTCCAATCATTGTTTAATCCTCTAGAATGGTAAATCAGAATTTGTTAAAGGTAATGCTTCATCTTCTTCATTCTTTTTAGTTCCGATAAAAGAAATGCTATCTACTATTACATCCGTTAAATAAACTTTAGAGCCATCTTCTTTATCGTAAGAGCCTGTTTGGATATGTCCTTCAATTCCAATCTGACTTCCTTTTCCGAAGTGCTTATTAATTAATTCAGCTCTTTCTCTCCAGGCTACACATGATATAAAATCTGCTTCATATTCTCCATTAGCATTTTTATGTTTTCTATTTACTGCTAAAGTAAATCTTGTATAAGAAATATCTTTATCGTTTGCTCTTAATTCAATATCTTTAGTTATTCTTCCAACTAGGCATACCTTATTCAAAGTTATCCCTCATTTCTTTAGTTATTTCAGTAGCTAATAAGTGAAAATCTCCTCTGATATATTCAGGTTCACCGAATGTTATTTCTATAGCTTTTCTAATAATATCTTCATTAAATTTCATTCTTAATGTTTCAGTTATTATGCAATAAAGCAGTAATATTTTTTCTGCTTCACCAACAAAAGTTACACCTTTATCTGAAGCTACAATACATTTATTACTTCTTACTAGTAAGTCACACAACTCATCGTATTGTATTGCTTTCATATTTTCCTTTTCTTTCTATGGTAGAGTGATTAGAACATAACCACTTTTACCCTTTTGTAATTTTGTTTCTAGATATTCGTTATAAATATCCTCATGCTCATCTTTGAACTTAGTTTCGTTAAACTTAAGAACTTCTTTATCAGTACCATCAGGAACTAATGTTATAGAAGTACCATTGTTAGTAATCCACTTTTTAACATTGTGTTTTTCCATTAGTGATTTAAGTTCAGCTTTTAAATCTTTACTTTCTTTTTCTATTTGCTTATAAGCAGCCAATTGATTTTCTAGAGCTACTACTTTGTTTGATAATTCTGTTAAATCTACTGGTAGTAGTTCTTCTTCAGTTATAAGTGGATTCGATTTAACCTTTTCTAAGTCAATTCTAAATTGATCCACTGCAGTATTAATGCTATCTATAAGTTCTTTATAGTTATCAGTTGTGATAGCAAATATTTGTAGTCTTTTACTATCGAAGTTTTCATCAAAATCACTTGGACGTTCATATACTGCTAGGATTCCATTACTTTTATTTGTATAGAACATATAGAAAAGTAATTGGACCAGGTATGTTTTATAATCTTCTAAATTCTCATAAATTTGTGATGTAGTTTTTATTTCTAGTACTGTAGAATAATCAATCCCATCAGTATGACATCTTATATCTCCAGTTATATGTTTACCTTCATGAAATTTTTTACCTAAGTTTTCGTTTACATAGTTACGAATTTTTTCTTCCATAACATTTCCGTACTCAGTATATTCATTACCAGTAAAATCATTATCTTTAAG